CCAAACAGTTCCAGAACCGTTGTATGAACTAGTATCTGTTGCATCTAGATGTAATACTAGTCCCTGAGTGGGTAAGACACCACCCCTTTGTTCCATGTTAGTCCATCTAATACCGTTCCAAACTTGAGCTTCACCAGTATCTGTATTCCAAATAAGAGTTCCTTGGTTTGGACTTGATGGTCTAGTTGAATTATTATACTGTTTTAATGATGGAGATGTTGCTAAACTATCAACCGTTAGATCACCATTAATATCCACATTGCCATTAAAACTAGCACCACCACCCGCGAACTCCATAGTTCCCGATCCAGATTCTTTTGTAAATTCATCTACTTGAATCTTTGATGCCATGTTTTATTTACCGAAGCGTGTCTTAGTTTTATTATAATGTTCTAATACTTTTGCATCATCCCAAAACTCTGATAGCAATGCTAATTGTGCTATATCACCATCATAATAGATACTGTTTCTACCACCGTTATTACCACTCGCTTCAGAACCGTCACCAACGAATCCCCATCTTCTAGAACCATGTCCAAAATATGAGAAACTATAATTACGTGTTCCGTCTGGTTGTCCATCAAGATAGAATTTTATATAACCATTAGAAGCAGATATTACAGCTACACCCATGTGCCATTGTCCATCATTACATGGGGTATCACTCACTATGTCATAACAACAAGTTACATTGGATCTTCCTGCAAATTGTAACTTACCGTGACTACCAATGTTCCAACCTATAACTTCAGATCTATCCCAGTCATACCATGACCAGTTGTTGAAGTCATAACTACCACCTGTGTTTGCAGAACCATATGAGGTTCTAAACCATGCAAGTTGAACAAACTCATATAATCTACCATTATTTTGAGGACCATGACTTCCACTACTACCGTAGTTTAGATCATTAATCCAACCATAATGACTAGTACCATTAAAACTCCAATACCCTATAGAACCATCTCCACCTGGCACTGTAGGACTATAGGTTGGGTTATTGATCATAGTAACATTGGCATTTGTTACGTTAGGATGTGAGAATTTAGATTTCCAAACCTGACCAGATATTTGATCTGAAGCACCATCCCAGAATCCTTCTATAGATGTAGCATTAATAGTGGTATATGGATTGCGTAGTCTGACCCAATCGGTTCCATCCCAAACTTGAACTTCTAACTGAGTTGTATTCCAAATAAGAGTTCCAGTAGTATTACCAGTAGAAGGTCTATTATTATCTGTAAAATTTTTTAATGCGATAGCAGCGTTAACAGAATCAGCTGTTACTGTTCCGTTTACATCTACATTTCCACCAAAATTAGCACCACCATTAGGAAAAGAAACGGTTCCTGCTCCTGATTGAGGTGTTATTTCGTCAACTTTAATTCTTCCTGCCATGATGTTTAATTAATGTAACCAAAGTTCCCAAGAGTTTACATAAACATACTCTCGGTAAGCGTCTGTTGTTCCCCAAATAATCTGTGGGATTTGTGTTGGTGATCCTCTTTCAGTTCCAAATGATAACACATTAGTGTTATTACTATACGATCCATTACCACTTCTAAGGTTGCCAGGATCAAGTATTAACATATCACTACCAAAGTTACCACTAGCATTACCAGAAAATAGAACTGCCCAGTAACCAGATCCGTTGTTTTGATAAGGTGAGTTATTTACAATACCACTAAAGTTCTGAGTAAATGTTCCAAAGTCAGCAGTGTCAGCACCACCCGCTACCATTGATGCTTGATATTTTGCCTTAGTGAATCTAGGCAATGAACATCTAATTGTAGAAAGTGAGTTACCACCTTGATGTGATTGCTCTCTTCCAATTCTCAATCTTCCTTGACTTATAGTATCATTACTAGTTGATGATGTGCTGTTAGTATTCCATGCAGGAATGATTGATGATGGACTACCATATTCTGTGTGTGCTATGGCAGCGTTATTTGCTCCAAAAAATGCAGCATCGTATTTTATCCAACCATTGTCACCAGTTCCATAACGATCAGTCGCGTCATATGTAAATTCAAATGCACCACTGCCAGGTATCTCAACCCATACAGTTCCAGATGTTTGGTTTCCTTGAGCGTATGCATCATCTGCTGATGTAGCTGGATTTGATGCAGATCCACCACGATTTCCTCCACCACAAACCGCCCATCTATCACCTGTCCAAACTTCTAAAGTTGCAGTATCAGTAACTACAATTAAATCACCTATCTCTGGACTGCCAGGTCTATTGTTTGCTGCATAATTAGGCAAACGAAATTGTCCTGCTTGAGTCGTTAATTTATGTCCAGCTGGAACTTCTATCTTATTATTATAAGTAGCAATTCCCTGTAAATTATGTAATGATAGCGTGCTCATAGTTTATACGATTGTCCAACTTCCACCATTAGTTATAGTGACGGTATTGCTGTTATTTATAGTGATAGGACCAGCAGACATGCAGTTGTCACTAGCTGCTACAGTTATGTTTTCTCCGACAGTTTGTCTGTTACGTTTAAATACACCGTAAGTATCAATGTACTGCTTGTCTCCTGATGCCCTTAAAACTGTGCTCTTCTGACCACTTGATAATGACTCAGACGCATTTATATTTAATCCATTGTCGCCTGTGACTTGCATTCTGTATGTTGATTGAATGCTGTTGCTGCCAGGTTCGTGGAAATGAACTCTACCACCCTCATCCATTGATAAGAATGTCTGGTCACTATCATTTCTAAAGAAGAAGTCATTACCTGTTCTAAAGTATGTGTGACTGTTATTAGAGAAGTAGAATCTTTCTTGTCCACCCGCATCTTTAATCCATACGTTAACTGTTCCTTGTAAGTATGGCAAATTAAGTGCATCATAACCATCAAGCATATCTGCGTTCAAGTTATTAACCATAGTGGTTGATGTTATTGCCAAAGGTTCAGTTCCAGTTGCAACTGTAGATACCAACTGATTATCTGTGTGTATCTTACCACTAACAGTTAATCTGTAAGTTGTTGAGTTACTAGGATTTGTATTGATTGCAAGAACACCCTCAGAACTAAGAATCATTTTCTTGGTTGCTGTTGGGGATTCTGCTGCGGGTGCAGTCCAGAAACTTAAACCACCATCTTCATAAGAGTGAGGTCCTCCATTTCTTGTGTGCTCACCACGAATAGCAGAGAATATATCATCTCCCTTCTTAAAGAGAATTTCACCCGCAGCTTCACCACCACTCCAGTTATTATTGTTAGTTTGCTCAAGCATAATTCTTGCAGGAGCAGAACCAAGAGTGCTAGAAGCATTTGCATTTCTTCCAACATGGAATTCAACTTGAGGATTATTCTGTCCAACACCTAAGCGACTATTGCGGAAGTGAACTCCGCTGTAGGAAAGTTTTGTGCCATCCCATCCAAAATCATTAGTATCATTACCAAATCTTATGTAACCAACAGTAGATGATTGCTTACCTTGTATTGCCAATACGTTAGTTGTTGCCTTACCAAGAGTAATACCATTAGAATCTGCAAGACTTAATGTTCCTGCACCACTGTTTGAGAAAATACCTTGATCAGCTGTTAAGTCATTAACTGTTAAATGTCCTGATGCATCTCTACGTGCAATTGTATTAGCTGTAGCAAGAGTAGACTGAACATAACCATCTAAGTAATGAGCGTCTAGTTGAGAAGTTGAACCATCGTTTCCTGCATGCCATACTGTGTTACCGTTAAAGGTAAAGTCCGATGCATTGAATCTGATTGTTCCATTTCCATCTGTGCCATTACCACCAGAGACGATCATCTGAACGTCATAGTTTGGTGCAAGACCAGATGATCTGAAGTCTATTGTTGGAGTTGTAGATACTGATGCTTTACCAATCTGTAATTTAGCACCATTTGGATTATCACGTAATCCAATGATTGTGCTAGATCCACTAGAAACTTTGTTAGATGAAGATACAGTCCATTTTGTGCCAGGATTAGGTCCGAAGATGTAAATGTTTGCGTTAGTGTTACTACCAACGAATGATATTGTTCCAGTAACTAATGAATATATCTCACCAGTTGTGTGTGTTTTTTCTTGAACACCACCAGAACTATCGACTACGATAGAACCAATGTTGTTTGTTGCACCTACATCAGAGTAGATAGTGTATGTTCCACCGTTGTTGATGTTACCACCAACACCACTATTACAATGGAAGTCTGGAATGTATAATGTAAACTTGTTACCTGTGTCATTAACGTATAAGTTCTCAAATATTACCTTGTCTTGACCAAGAACTTCTGGTAAGAACATGTCACCAATAGGTGCATTGATTCCACCACGTGTGTCACCTATGTTATAACCTGTCTGATACCATAAACCTTGCTTACCATCTAAAACGTCAGCGTCTAGTCCACTCGAAGCACCATCGTTAGATGCAGACCAGATCTTAAACCAGTTAGAGTAAACTGCAGCGTTACCACCGTTACCTCTGATGTATAGATTATTGTTATCTGTAAATCCTAATTGAGTAGAAGCATTACCAGTTGCCTGTCTTCTGTAGGTTACTACACCGTGTGTAGTTCCACCATCATTAAGACCATCAGCACTGTTATTTCTAAGTGCAGCACCAACACCACTTCCTGCCTGTGAAGGTGATGGGTTAGATGTAAGTGCAGCAGTTTCGTTAAATATTAAGTTTGCAGTATCAGCAGTACCAGATATAGATATTGCATATGTGGT